AGAAAAAGGATATACTCTGCCATTCTGATTCTGAATATCAGACTGCATAAAGATACCTTTGATATATTGTTCTTTTGTTTTACCCTCTACAATATATTCGACATCTTGTGAACATTCGGTAATTAGTTTCATTTTTTGCTCCTTAGTCTTTTCAGTCTTTCTGTTTCATCTTGTCTTACTTGTGGTAAAAGTCTCTTTGCTATTTTCTTAATAACTGCTTTCTTCGTTCCTAATTTTTTTTCTAAATACTCAAGTTCACCATAACCCATTTCATCTTTCGATTTGCCACCCATGAATTTTTTCGCTATAAGATTTCTTGCTTTTTTCCTAGCTCGGATTTGTAACTTTTCAGACGAAGCTCTTTTCTTCATAGAAAATGCACGTTTTCTTTGAATCATCTTACTTTTCATTTTCATTATACGACCACGCTTAATTCTCTGCGAGACTGTCAATGCTTCGTCTATTTTATTATCCATCAGTTTTTTCCTGTGGTTCTGGGGCTTTGTCATGTGTGACATACTTAAACCCTTTCTTAAAATCATCTACAGCTTTGTATACTTTGTTTCTCATCATATCAGCAAAGTTAGAATTAGCTTTTGTAAATTTTTTATCAGAAATATTTTTAATCAAATCATTTTCACTCATTGGATTTCCTTTCGTTTAACATAAAAGATGCATTATTTATTTGTTCTCTAAGTTCAGATTCATCAACCTGATATTCAATTGATGCTTCTAAGATTGCTTTATTGATTCTCATAATACCATAGGTATCAGTTAATTTAAAAGCATGATGAATTGCTTCATCCATATTTCCAATATTTGATATATCAGAAACTTTCTTTTTATAATTTTCAATAAAACTTGATTTAGTTATTTTCATAATTACATTGGTGATGTAGTGTTACCAGTTAAGTCTGGATTATATTCAAAGTCATCTGGCTCGACTCCAGTTTCTTTCTTAATCTGTGCATCAATCTCTTTAATTTCTTCATCTGTCTGTCTTAGAATATTCTTTCTAACCCATTCATCCGAAACATATTTTCCAACATACTCATCAACACCTGAAAGAATCTCAAACCGTTCACGCATAACTTCGTTTTGTTTGAGCTCTGCGTAATGTGAATCTTTAGTCCAAATGTATTCTAAAGAATCTTTAATTTCGTGCCAGTCATCTTCTTTAATGATACCTTTAAGTATCAACTGAACTCTAAGTAAATCTGTAAACAGAGATGAGAACCTGTGACGAATCCTAGAAATAAATTTTGCAAACTTTATTTCATCTCTACTAATCTCTGATGTTCTTCCAAGATTAAATGAAGTTGATTCAGTTCCTTCAATTCGTGAGATAGGAACATTCAACGACTGATAAAGTTTCTTCCTAAAATATTCTATATCATCAATCTCTCCAAGATTTGCACCAGAAGGCAACGTACTAATTTCAGTACCTCTACCACCTTCACGCCTTGGTAGCCAGAAATCTTCCAGCATTGACATTTGTTTTTTCTGATCTTCAACTTCACCTGTAGTTGCATTGTAAACAACTTTTTGTTTATACTTATCCATTACAGAACGTAAGTATTGTTCTGCTTTAACCTTTGGAAGATTACCAACGTCAATATAAAATATTCTACGTTCTGGAGCTCTTGCCAAACGATAGATAACAAGTGAATCCTCAATCATTCTTAACTGATTGTAGGGTTTAATAGCTTTGTAAAGATACCCGATAACTACTTGTTTCTCTGCATCAATAACACCAGAATGAACATAAGAAACAGCATCAACAGAAACTTTTACTTCCTCACTAAATCTTCCTTGAGGTAAGTATTGTCCTGTTTGTTGATCTGGTTTATAAATAAAATACTCTTCGATCTTTTTTATAAACTCAACACCTGATACTGGGTCTTTTTCCCTTTGTATCTCTCTTACTTTTTTGATATCAAGTGCATCAACAGGAATCAAAGCTTTGATTCCGTCTTTCTGTTTATTAATATCTACAATGATATGATGATAAATTTTTCCATCAACATACCATTTCTTAAATAAGTCTGCACCAGTTTTATTGAAATCTAAAAGTTTTACTACTTTTTTAAACTCATCACTTATCTTCGTTTTTATAGATTCACTAAGATCAACTGCATCTAAAGAAATCGAGATAGATGATTTGCCAGTCTCATGTAAAACAGATTCGTTAACAACATCTGCAATAGCCAAGTCCACTTCCTGTGTCATTGACATCTCACGGTACTTTTGAATTAAAAGATTTTCATCCTTTGCATCAATGTCCGTATTTAAATAAGTTCCAACAAACCCGCCACCTTCGACATAAGTAATCGCACCGTCATCGTTCTCTGGTGTTATGAATGTACCAACGTCCTTCTTAGGTTTCTTTGCAAGTGTGAATCCAAATATATCGAATGCCATAAAAAATTACCTTTACTTAATTATTAAAATGAAGGGGGAGCGAACTCCCCCTCGTCAAAATTAGAAGTTGAATCCAACTTGAACTGGCCCGATTTTGATATTTCCACCAACAGAAATATCTACACCAGAACCACTTGTAGCACCATCACCAGCTTGACTATCAATTGTGAAATAGTTAACTGCAAATGTTACTTCAAACTCTTCGACACTATCATTAGTATCAGCATCAAGAGTAATTGCTGCTGCGGTTATTGGAAAACATTCCATTCGATAAGTACGAATGATATTGTTTTGACGATCCAACTGTGAAACAGAAGCTTGACCATAGTAACCGATATCGTTACTGTCAAAGTCAGAGTAGTTAGCAGTATGGGCTTGAATTCTACCCATCCAACCTTCCAATGCTGAACGATTCTGCCAATCAGTATCATTCAGTAATGTAATATTCCAATCTTCAAATGTTCTGTCGCCAGGCACTTGAAGTTTTCGACCACGATAAGGAACTTCAACCTTTCCAATTGTAGAAGCTGGAATGGTTGTTGCTTTACACAAAAACTCTAAATCTGTAAAGAGTTCTGGTGCGCCGTTGATACTTACTCTAAATAAATTAGGTCTTACTCCACCTTTAAACCTTGCTGCAAAATCTGAAATAGTAGGCATTTCTTGTTACTCCTTTAATTTATGTATGTATTTATAATACCTTAACCGCCGATTTCTGAAAAAGATACATCAGTTCTGGCAGCAATGAAGTTAAGTTGAATGAAGTTAATAGACCTTGCTGGTTTGATATAAATATCACCAACAAAATTATTAGTATCAATAACTTGACCAGTATTATTTGAACTGTCACAAACTACCTTAAAGTCAGTAATACCTCTTCGACCTTGAACATCTCTCAAGAATGGAGAAACGATATTTACAAACTGAGCTCGTGTGAATTCGTCATTGAACTCAAACAACAATGCTTTAGCAGCAATTGCGATTGCTTTCTCAAGAACGATAAATAATCTACGAACATTGATCCTATCAAATGCACTAGGCAGAACTTGCATAGTTTTATCACCGAAAAGAAGTACACCAGCACCTCTTGGGGTGATTAGTGGATTAACACCAATTTGATACATTACATCACGGTTAGCTTTGTTTGCTTCCCATGAAAGTTTTACGATATTCTTAATTGTTCCTCGGTTGTAACCAGCAGGACTCCACCAAGCATCATTCGTAAAATCAGTTCTTGCACAAAGACCAGCCATGTCACCGTTCATCGGAACGTATGTGAATACATCGTTATATCGGTCATACTGATATTTCCATGCACCATCCATAACTGCATAACTTGAAGAACCAAGTGCTGTGTTATCTGTCTCAAGAGCTGCAACTGCAGCACTATTAGAAGCAGGATTAACAACTGATGCACGATTTGGAGATACAAGAGCAACACAATCTTTTCTTACTGAACTAATGTTATCAATAATCCAACGACTAACTGTTGTATTACCTGCACCAGCCATTACCAGAGTAACATCAACAACTTCTGGTTCTTTGAAAAGATCATATGCAGAAATCAATTCACCTTCGGAAAGGTCATTGTCATCAACACCACCTGCTAATGAACCACCCGGCATTGTCTGTGATGCGGTTGCACTATCAAATGATTTGTATGTAGAACCTGCTTTTAATGCACCAGCCTCTGCACCAGCACCTGCTGCAACAGCAGTCAACTGGCCGGGAGCACCCAACCAAACATAAGATGATTGTGTTCGCAATACGTTTGCAACGTAGTTTGAACCACCATCAATTTTCTTTGCATCTTTTGCTTTACTTACATGAGCATGACGTTCCAAAACTTCACCTGGCTCGTTAGTAAACAAACCATCTTCGTCAATAACCATTACATGAAGTTCATCATTGTTTCTGGTTATAGGCTCATCCTTAACTACCTTAGTAGCTACGATTGTTTTTGCTGTACCTGTGCCACTACTTACAATGTTACCACCAGTAGTTAAAAATCTTCCACCTGTAGGTGTATATGCAACTAATGTTCCGGCTGCTGCATAACCACCAGCAATTGCAACAATTGTACCAGTTGCACTTGTAGTAGCTTGAGTAATTGTATCACCGACAACAAATGCTTCAGCTGTTGCAGTATGCATTATATAATCTGTGGTTACACCATCCCAACCGTTTGCACGAGCAACATCGGATGACGTTGAAGGTCTTCGGTCAAATGCAGCTTTAAATTTCTTTTGTAGTAATAAAGCATCACCAGTATAATCTGTTTTATCCCAACCATGCGAATCCATTGCATGAACTTTAAGTGAGTTTCCTTTTGCGCCAGGATACTTACCGATAAACAATTGGTCTGTGAATGAAGCAATATCACTATCGTAGTCATCAATGTTTTGAACGACTGATGGTGTACCAGCATCAACATCACCAACAGTTGCGTTTCGTGCAGATGCACCAACATTTCTAACAACGATTAAGTTGTTTGTGTATGCAAGATAGTTTGCAGCAACATGAAATGATTCTACAACCATTGCTGTTCCTGCCGTGTCTTTGGGTTCACCAAAGATTCTTACT